GGTAACGCCCCAACAATTTTGGTATTCAAAACACGCCTTGGAACGTCTGACGCAACAGCATCCAGCGGTGACGTTAGTTTCAACAGCACCTTCTCTGTATCCATGTCGTAACTCGCGACACGCCACAGCTCAGATCGAATTAGTGCAACATCACTAAAATTCGTCACATCGAGGCTGACAGTTTTCAAGTCCAATAACCAGCGGCTTTGAACGGCCTCGGCAAAAATGTTCACGCTGATTTCGTTAGTCGCAGCGCCTAGTACTGCTTCGGATCGGTCGCCGCCTTTACTGCCTGCACCAGTTGAAACAGCAAAGGGAAGAAAGCTGTACGTAACTCCGCCGTACGTCCTCGTTAAATTGACTGAAAAATTTTGATAGGCGTAAACGGTTGGTGTGGACGAGTCCTGCATAAACCGTGCATAGTTGACGAAGGCAAATGTGCTCATTAGCTAAGTCCTACCTTTTTTCTTGTTTTAACACTACCCTGCAGCGCCGAGAGTGTCAGTGATCTGCCGCGTTCAGCAGCTTGCGCCATGCCCTGACGATGTTGTTCCGCCGTAACGTATTCAACTCCATTGATGACCTGTGACTCAAAGCGTACATTGAGTGGTGCGGGATTACTGATCGCTTGCGCTGTTTCGCGTTCAGCTGCAACTATCGATGATTGTTCAGCATTACGAGTGAATGGCAAGCTCACTGTTTGCAATTGTTGGAAACTATTACTGCTAGAAAATGCCATATCCGCAGAGCGGGTGTCACGCATCTGTGCTTCTAGGTCTTCGTTGGATGTGATATTGCCTTGCTGGAACGGAACAAAAAGCTCAGGCCCACGTTCTCCGACGATGTAGGGCTGGTTTGCGCTGACTGGGCCGCCGCTAGCTCTGCCTAAAATATTTGTGCCTGATCCAATAAGAGGCATAGCGCCGCTAAACAGCCCCCCAAGGTTGTTTATTCCTGGCAATGACCCTGAGCCTACATCGCTCCCCCCACCAGAAAGATTGAAGCCGCTTGGTCCCCCACCGCCACCAGGCAGCACCTTGACAACAGCATTCAGAATCGCCATTGTCACCATCTTTGCAATAATCTGCCCCGCCATATCCAAGAAATAACTACCGACACTCTTGAAGAAATCAGCCAATGCTTCTTTTGCACTTTTAGATCCACTGATTGCATCCGTAAACGACTGTGAAAACGCACTTCCAATCGCGTTTGCTGCGCCAGTGATTTGGTTGATTGGATTAATTAAATCTTCGAGGTCTTTTTTCAAACTGCGAATATTTTGACTTAAACCTTCAATCAACGTGGGATCTATTGTTTGACGGAATAAGTCAGCTTGCTGTTCAGCGTTTGGATCTCCTGCGTCTATTCTTGATTGCCTGAATCTGTCAATTCTTTCCTGGTTGCTGACCAACCCAAGCTGATCGCGAAGGTTAAAAAGCTCGTCTTCGGACGCTTTGGCAACTCTTTCTGCAGCTATAGCAGTGTCTTGCGTAAGAGCAAGTTTCCGGCCATTGGCTGAAATTACAAGCTTCTCAAGCTCAAAAGCTTGCCTTCCCTCTGCAATCCTCTCTTTTAAAAGCCTCTCCTGTGAATCTTCTATGCTTTTCGCAGCATTCATGGCGTCTATGTATTGATTTCTTATTCGCAGCTCTTGATCCGCAAAATCAAGGTTTATTTCATTGTTTTTTATCGTATTTACGAGTTCTGCGTTGTTGTCCTCTTGCGCTCGGACTAGGGCCAGTGAGTTAACAAGCTGAAATCTTTGAATTTCTAATAATGGGCTCGATCGGAGAATTGAATCGTATTCGTTCTGCAAGCTAATCAATCGCGAAAGCGTTTGATCCGCACTACCTTTACCGTTGCCGCCGCCTGCGTCAGTGCCGGTGGGGTCGGCAAATCCGCTTAGACCTTTGGCCGTTTCTGGAGCATCGGGATATTTGTCGATTAAAGTTCTAAAGATCAGTTCAAGTCTTGCTAACTCTGCTTTATCCGCTTTAAGGCGAGCTGTTACATCCTCCCTCTCTGGTAGCGCAAAGCCTGCAACAGGAGCCATACCCGCGCCTGGGGTCACTGCTGAATCAACGCCTCGTGTTTCACGGGCCTTAGCGAGCGTTTCTTCTGATTTTTTGATTCTTTGCCGAAGCAGTTCTATGTTTTTATTAATATCTTTGAAGTTTGAACGCAATGTTTCTTTTGTTGCAGCCGTTCCACCGATTGACCTAAAGAAAACCTCACCTTGAGGTTTCGTGCCAGAAGCGTCAAGGTCAGCCTTTGCTCGCTTAATTCTGTTGAAGTAAGATATAACCAGCTCTGCACCAACAATTGCAAAAGTGATTACAATTGGCGCTACTAAGGACGCGGCCAAAGCTTTCGCCGTGGTCCCAAACATATTCAGCTTCTTCGCGGCAAGAGACGCCTGCTGAGTGGTTTGTTTGAACCCAGTTTTTATTAGCGCGAACATAAGCCTCAATGGCCCGTTTAAAGCAGCAAACGCTTTTAATGCAAAATTCACAGCGACAAGCTTTGCAGCAAAAGAAGCGAGAGTTCCTATTGCGTTTCTGTTTTGAATAATAAAGCGAAGTCCCTCTCCAACAGCCTTCGCTGTTCCCACTAAAGCAGGGCCAATGTCAGTAATAAATTCCAAAAATGCTTCTTGAAACTCAGCACCAACCGGCTGAAGGGCTTTACCTATCTCAATCCGCATATTGTTGTATGCAACTGTTAATCTTGCGCCAGCTGACTCGGAAGACCCAGCAATCTTTTCAGCCAATTCGCCGTATTCGCCACCTAGCTGAACCAAGAACTTCATCAGGTCATTCAAGCCCACCTCGCCCGCTTGCAAGGCTTTTGTCAGCTCTGGCCCGGTCCTGCCTGATGCTTCAGCGATCTTGTTAAATGTACCGGGTAATCTTTCTGCAATCTGGTTGATTTCTTCCGCAGAAACCTTGCCCTTTGAGAAAATTTGAACGAGTGCAGTTACGGCTCCTTCAACCTGTTCTGCCCCACCGCCAGTGGCCGTAATAGCAGCAGTGATATTTTTAAACGCAAGCTCCGCATCAGCAACACCGCCACCAGCGCCTTTTACTGCTGCGGTAAGTCGAGTGATCCCCCTAATGGCAGTTTCTTGTGGAACATTTAATTCTTTTGTGACACTGGCCGCTGCCGCAAGTGCTCGATTGTATTCACCCTGAGTTCCGGCAATGCCTTCCAGTGCAATCCTCAGCCTCTTGATACTTGCTGCATAATCGGCAAAACCACCAAGCGCTTGCCTGAGCTGACCTACCTGAGCGCCAAGTGCAGCACCAGCAAAAGACCCGCCAACGCCACCAACTGCACCACCAATTGCACCACCAAGGAATCCTTCAGGACCACCAAAGATTCCGCCTGAAATCGTTGCGCCAGCAACTTGGGCTGCTTTGCCAGGAGAGAACTTGCGGCGACTCATCCTTCTGCTTACTTTTTCCGATGTTCTGTCAAGATCTCTTATTTCTTTTGATAAGTCTTTAAACGCTTTGGAGCTAGACGGAAGAGTGTTCCTTTGCTTTTCGAGCGCAGATCTAAGTCGATTTACGCTATCAATACTGTCGTTGTTTGCAATTCTTGCTTTTGAGACTTCTGCTCGCAAATCCTCCTCTACTTTTTTTGCGACTCTCTTTTCTTCGTTTAATTTCCTAAGCGATTCAATCTCTGATATATTGCGCCGTCTAAGTTTTTCCGCAAATCCCGGGGGGAGCTCCGGCCCGATTTGCCGTACACTGCTATAGGCTTGCGTGTCGCCAAGGTATCCTTTAAGAGCAGCCGTGCCTCTTCTGTATTCAGGAATTAAAGGCTCTGCCCTGCCGCTTCTTTCTAGTCCAGTACCTGGAGCTGTGGTCTGGCCTGCAGCAGGTAACGCTAGTTGCGTTGAAGCTACCCCTGCTCTAACGGCTGCCCCCAGTTCAGCTCTTGCTGCCTCTTGCTGCCTAACGATCCCCCGGCGAAGATAGTTGCTGGCTACAGAAGTGTTCGCATAAACGCCTTGAGCAGTAGAAGCCTGCCTCGCCATGTCAGTGACATTGCGATAACTGCCCGCAATTCCGTCTAATTGTTTCTGTAAATTATTAACTTGCCTTGCGTTTTCTGCATACTTAGACGAACCCTCGGCTGTCTCTGTATTCAACTCATTCATCTCAGCCTGAAGCTGACCAATAGCTTCACGCAGATTTTTCTGATCCCTTACTGCAGCGCCACTAGCTAAGTCATTAACTAATGCAGCGCCTAGCCCTTGAGTCGCGGCAGATGCTTCGCGTTGGACTTGAGCAATTTTAAGCGAAGCCAAGACATAGGCAGCAGAATCGCGGGCCGTATTGACAAGCTGCTGCTGAAGCTCTCGAAGGCGCTGATTAAAGCCCGCCGTCGTATTCGGTAATTCGCCAATCCTTTGATCAAGACGATCAAGCAACCCAAGTAATTCTGGATCTGCAAATGCAGCGGCCATTGCACGAGCAGATTCCCTAGCAGCTCTTGAGGTTTCCTGAAAAGAAATCTGCAAACCGCGAGATAGCTTGATTTCAACTTGTTTTTGAAATTCTGCAATTTGCAGCTCAACTTCTGCCAGGGCTGCCCTGATGTCTTTTGTCGCAAGAAGGTCTTTTAATGACTTGCCAGAAAGAACGCTTTCCGCAAGCGCCTGCTCGTAGCTTCTTCTGCTACTGGAAGTTGCTCCTCGCTCGGCCAGATCAGCAACTCCTCGGCGAACTTTCGCTTCGCCTTCAAGCCTGCCCAGCTCTTCGCGCTGCTCGCGAAGCGCCTGAGTGACAAGATCCAAGTCTTTGATCTGCTGCTTGGCCGCGCCAGAGGATGCACTGATAGCCCTCCCAGAACGCGCTTGAGCGTTTGCAAAATCCTGAGCTTCTTGTTTCGCCTTTTCAAGCTTTTCCGCAAGCCTCTCAATGCTTTGGCCAAAAGCGTTAAAGGCTTCAGAATCCAGTCGGGTCTCATTTCTAAGGACAGTTAGCGCCTTGATAGCGTTTTGGATCTGTGCGGTTGTTGCTTTCGCAGAAGACCCAAGATCAACCAGTGATTTTCGCTTTGCCTCGGCAGCAGCAGAGGCACCATACAAAACGCCGCCAAGTGATTTAATGTCACTCTCAAGCTGAGTGAAAACTTTTCCGCCCAGTTTTGCCTGCTTTTGCAGTCCTTCAAACGCCTTGATTTGGCCGCGAATTAAAGCCTCGCTTTGATTGGCTGTTTTGCCATACTCAATAATACTTTTACGAGCTTCCTCCAGCCCGACATCCGTTTGACCAACAGTCTTTCCAAGGTCGCGAAATGCGCTGCTCAGTTTGCCAAGCTGTTCCCCGCCCTTAATGTCAAGTTTTATATCAATAGGCTGAACTTTCTTACTTGCCATCTTTCTTGTTCAGCTCAGAGAGTGCAGCGGCTTCCATTACTTGAAGGCTCTCCAGCATCTCACGGGGATTCTCTACATCATAAAGGGACATCAGTCCTGACGCACCTAGCAACACCTCATATTTCAATCCAACGTAACCTCCCATCGTGACAGTCCACTGCGTCTGCATTCGCAGGAACATTATCAACGCATCCCAATTCTCTTCCCACACCTCAAAGTGCTCCTCTTCAGGAGCGGCTTGACGCTGCGGCTTCAATCCAAATGCCGCTGCGTCATCACCACTTTTGTCCTCTATCCTTTTGCCGCTATTCGCCCAATACTTGACGGCATCTTTTAGTTTCCCAGTTTTGCGCCTTCAAAAGTTACGGTGTATGCCTTCAAGACACCACGAATCCAATACGGATCATCGGCAAATTCTTTCATTGCTACCTGGGAGAACGGCAACGGTTTGCCGTCTTCGTCTTCAATTCCCTCCCATCCGGTCATGACTGCTTTGAGCAAGTCAAGATCACCCTTGTCTGCAAGCTTCTGGAACTCAGAACGCGGTACGCGCTTGAACACTGCGTCAAAAGTGGATTCATCGAAGACTCCGCCATCAGCAGGCTCTTCCACGGTTACAGGCCACTTAAAAGTTTTGACCTTTTTCCGAACGAATGCCATTGAGTGAATTTAACTGCAATTAGCTTACAGCAATAAAAATGGCCGTGCTCCCCAGCACGGCCATTGCGCTTTTCTCCAGAGGGCTTGGCTCCCTCAAATCAAGTGTACACCAAACTGAACTCGTCATTGCCCGCTGTTGATGGAATCGCGGTGTATGGGATGTTCAGCATCGCAATGCCGTCTTGATCCCCGTAGCTCACGTCTCCAATATCGACTTGGGTGCTAGCAAAATCAACGATGTTCCCAGCAGTGGTGCCGTGTTGGAACGTCAAGTCGCCCAGCGTGCTGTCAGTCAATGCAGCGGTGAAGTAATCCTTCGTTGCGATTGAGACCATCTCGATACTTACGCTACCGCTTGCATTGCGATCAGTAATAAGAACTTCTTTGTCGCAACCGATCAACTCGCGATACACGACCGTGTTGCCGATGTCCATGCTCAACGACTGCAGGCAGCCTGCGTAGCCAAGAAGCGAGAAGGTGTCTGTGTTGCCGTTCTTGAAGATCAGCGGTGTTGCCTGGTTTGCGTAAGTAACGCTCGGCAATGCTGAATCAGCAGGAGCGTTGTAGATACCCGTCATCGTGAAATCGATGGAGGGAATCTCGCCCACAGAGGTGTTCAGAGTAAATGTTCCTCTGGCACCAGTCACCTTGTGGCGAACACCATCAATGTTGTAGTGGATAGTGACTGAACTGAATGATGAGCTAACTGGCGCATACGTCACCGAAGTACCAGCAGCAACAGTTTCACTAAGGCCACAAGCCTGCAGTGCCTTGCCGTACTGCGGAGCAGTGCCAGCAGTGCCAGAGCCAGCAAGCTCAACACTAAAAGTACACTCAACGCGAGTGTTGGCAAGCAGCTGCTCAGAAGCGCCCAAATAAGGACGGATCAGATCGCGATTAACGACATCACTCTGCTGTGGAGTGATGTTCAAGTCCCTCACCAAAACCGCGTCGGTTCCGGTTGGAGTCGGATCGACTCCGTAGCTGGACTCTAGTTCCACCAGGATTAGTCGTTTCCGTAGAAGAAGTGGTGCCATTTTCTTGTGGGGGGTCGGCGGGAAGTGTTCGCTTGATCAGAGTGCGTTTTCCGGTTTCTGGATCGATTAAATACGACCCACCTTGACCGCTGTACTCGTCTTTCATCGTAATCCTTGCGACTGCTTAAACCTTAGTAAGAAGTAAGGTCTGCTACTGATGTCCTGTATTTAACGTCGTACTCATTGGGAAACACCCCAGCAGGTTGATCTGCATCGAGAAAATCAAAATTTGTGATCACAGGTTGAACATCAATAGCTAATCCACCCAGGGTCAAATCCGCCATCAGCAGCGAGTGCATTGATTCGATTACGGGATCAGCATCTGTATAGGGAGTCGTGGATCGAGTAATTACGACGACCCTTACGCGCATTGTCCAGTCAAGCTTTGGTAGTGATGTTTGCTGCTGCGCAACGTCATTCACTGGCTCGATGACGATCATTGGAGTCTCAGCCCTTGCAGCCGCTGTCACTCTTGACCTGTACACCCTCCCATTAACGCCAGCGGTGCTGGCCAGTGTCGTGGCAATCTGCGCCAGGATTTGTTCGCGCCTAGTAGTCATTTAAGCAGGATCAGGTCTCATAGTGTTTAAGCGTTAAAGGTAATAGTCCAACCCTTATTGATCAGGTTGTCGTAAGCAGTGACGTGGCCAGACTCATTTAAGTGACCGCAGGGAACGGGCGCTCGTAAGCCGTAATTTCAGCAGGTCGTTCAGGCCCT